ACTCATTCCAAAATAGTCGCGCATATAATCCATGCCATAGCCCTTTACCTCTGTGTTATTTTCAAACCAGCAGTAGATATGCTGCATAACATCTATGGTAAAAATTGGATTAAAAATGCCCTGTCTACCATTCTTAGCATGAGTAGGGCCATATTGTTGACACATGCGTTCAACGATTGGCATGTCAAAGCCATTGATGTTGTATCCTGCGGCGATTGGCGCATAGTAGTTAGTCTTTTTGAAGTTGTATTTGTCGCAAAATTGCGCAAACTTCTTCCAGACGGTCTTTGGTAGCGGGGCCTTTGCTAGATCGTCTCTGTTCTTTCTTGTGATCCGCAGAGCCTCGTCTTCAAGCGGTGCAACACCCGCTTTGATTGCCTTATCGTCGTCGATAATCGGGCGAATCTCGCTGTTAAATACGCCTCCCGGCTGTAGCTCTAGCTTCCTAGCATGAATAGCCACGGCAGCAATCTGCGTTGGCTGACATGTGTAGGGGTTAGCTCCACCGGTTTCAAAGTCAAACACAATAATGTCACGATAATTCGCCATATTACTTCCTTTTTTTCAGTTCCAAAAATTTATCAACTGCGTCGTCGATATTTTTAAATAAGTGATGTTCCCCGTATCGGTCAGACCACACTTGATATTCATTCGATCTTGCCAATCTTGGATAATAATTAGCTAGATTACACACCGTAATATCTTTATAGTCAATGCTGCAACCAGAAAAAATCACAGACATATACTCTTCTCTTGTAGCGTTCATTTAATCCTCACAGATTTCCATAATTTTACTTAACAAGTCAATTCCAAGAACATCAAACTTGACATGACCCATAGCCTCTAGGTCATTCATTTCAAGCGCGGCAATCATCTTGCCATTCTTGTCTTTAACCATTGGACAAACTTCTGCGAGAGGATGTTTTGAAATAATCACACCAGCAGCATGTTTGCCTTGGGATTTATTAGTTCCTTCAATTTTAATCGCCTGCTCAAAATAGTGAGAAAGCGGTCCATCAAGTTTTCCTTCTTCATCATAGTAACACCAACTTTTTAGTGCCTCGGATTCATTTTCTAAAGCCCATCTAATGATAGACTTATCGTCCATTAATTCTAGCTGGTCAGAAATCTTAGCTTCGTCTGGAATACTGTCGGTAATAGCGTTCATCTCAGAGAATGATACAGCATCATTGATTCTCAACACCTCTTTGATGGCGGCTCGCCCCTGTAGTTTTCCAAACGTTACCATCTGAGAGACCTTATCAATTCCATACTTTTCCTTGATGTAATCAATCACTTCGTCTCTATGTTCAGCCGGAACGTCCATATCAACGTCAGGCAAAGAAACATGATCCTCGGTGTTTCGTCCCTCATTGTAAAATCTCTCAAACAGTAAGTCAAATTCAATTGGGTCAACTTCTGTGATTCCAACCAAATAAGATATTAAACAGCCAGCAGCAGAGCCACGACCCGGACCAGCGATCCAGCCACGATCTTTAACATGATTGACAATATCTTGGACGATCAAAAAATAACCACTGAGATTGGCCTTAAAGATAACCTCAAGCTCTTTCTTGACTCTCTCTAGATAAATATCTCTTTGAACTGGGTCTTTTACTTTTCCGGCTGGCGCTAGCTTAGACTTCCAGCCATGACGACACAACTCTTTTAAATATTCATCATTATCAAAACCTTCTGGAACATCAAACTCTGGAAGCATCGGCTTGCCAGTAATTTCATATTCTTCGCAGGCAGCAATAGCATCAAACATTTCCTCGTCGTCGCTCACATCGCGTGGCTGTTTCAGACAATAGTCTTCACTTGTAAAGAAATGCTTGTTCTCAAAATCTTCACCCTTTTGCAGCTTTGCCGTAACCTTTGGAATGTTTGTTTTCATGCCAGAACATAGAATGATTCTATGCAAATCTGCCTCGTCTTGAGTGCAATAATACACAGCATCATCTACATAATTGTAATGAAAGTAGTTCTTGCCCCACATCTTCTTGTAAGCTGCGTTATCTTCTGATGTGATGAAGAGAATATTTCCATTTTCGGCTATTCTTTTAAGGGTGTCAATGTTTTGTTCTTCAGACGAGTAGTTGATTAGGTCAAGCCACCCATCTTTATTTTTAGCAATAAGTAAGAACTGCTCAGTATCTAATCCCAAAATGGGCTTTATATCGTTTTTCTTGCAGGCTTGGTGAAAGTTCACAGCGCCAGAAAGAGTGTTGATATCGGCAAGAACGCACGCCTCATAACCATATGAAGCGCACAGTTTTGCCAGTCTGTCTGGATTAGAAAAACCTTTAAGAAGACTGAAGTGAGTCTTGCAGTTTATTGGTGTATTCTTGTTTTTCATCAATTATTTTCTTCAAAATTTGCGACAAGTTATCGGGTTCCAATATCGTATTATTATAGTCAGACAGGTTCTTCGTTAGCACCGAAATATCACTATTATTTACTAATTTTAGACATTCTTCCAGATGGTTATCTAGGAACTGCCACTTTGTAAAGAACAACGGGGCGTTTTCGTAATACCAAAACCTTGGAAGCCTTTCAACCATTGGAAAAGCGCCAAGTTTAATAGCTTCAAAGAATCTAAAAGACTCATCACTAAAAGCTCCAGTTGGACACAGGCAGATTTTAGAATTATTCAATAGCTCAACATATTCTTGATGATCTAATCCTGTTCCAAAAGCAGAAGTATATTTTACATAATGCTTGTATTTATCTCCTGTTTTCTCTATCATGTCATCTAGGCATTTCTGAAATTTATCTCTCGTGCCATATTGCGAGATTTGACCAACAAAACAGAAGTCATATTCTCTTTCGTCTATAGGTTTAATCTCTTCTATCTTTTGTTCAATATTATTAATAAAAGTTCCCACGGGAAGCGGAAAGAATTTATGATTTACAACAGGATATCCCCAGTTATCTAACATGGAGTAGTTGTGAAAAATCAAAAACACGCTTTCTTCATCCACGTATCTTGGATACTGATGCGTTTCATTAGATAGCGAGAACAAGATATGCTTCTTGCCGTCTTTTGGAAATGTATAATCTTGAAGATCATATTTAACCACAACGCGAAAGCTGTCATCAAGTAGTTTAGCAAGACTTTCGGCAGTGTCAAGTAGAATCTTGTTACCTAAGTCAAAATCTTTTTTTATATCAATTAATTGTGCCATCAGCCCGGTGCCTCATAATATCCAATGTCAAATCCTTCTCTAGTACAGTCCGCAACAGTTTTGTCATAGCCCTCTTTTCTTAGCTTGTCTTCAACGTGCTGACACATGCTTTTGTTTTCGCCCGGCCAATCTGTTTTGCAGAAATGGCATAGCTTCTGACATCTGAAGTCACGTCTAGTAGGAGAAACAAGCCTCGGATTAGTGTTCTTCTGTATCTGTTGATATCTTTTTCTAAGCATATCTAAAAACTTCTCTTGATCAGACTTATCAAAGCACATACTAAATGGGCCGCCATCACGAATAAAGAAAATACTCATGATAGCCTGCTCGTAATCTGGATACAATCTAGATATAGCATAGTTATACAATAACAGCTGTGGATCTTCAAGCAATTTCTCGTAAGTTTTTTCTTCGCCTGTTGCCCAGTTCTTGCGCTGTCCGGTTTTCCAGTCGATTACCTCAATGACACCATCATCAATTTGTGTCACTAAGTCGATTGTACCTTTAATTGCAAGCTGACCATTTGCTTTAGTTCCATCTGGCATTTCGTATTCAAACTTAGCCCAGTCTTCTTCTATCGGCAAATCAAAATTAGGCTCTGCATCTACGACATCTCTGTTGCGAGGGTCGAACTGGCCGTCATTATATGTTAGCGCTTTTTCTGTAAGGTTCTTACAAAACTTTAGATCGGCAGGATAATACTTGTGAATACAGTCTTTTTGATAATGAGCGTAGCTTTGGTCTAAAATATCGTCTACAAACTTCTTAGTGTATAGCTTTCTTTTTGTAAATTCTATTTCACCAAGCGCATCATCTGTGATCGTCAAGGTTTTTTCTTCTGGATTATCTTGAAGACATTTTTTGCAAGCAGCAAGAACCTCCATGACCTTGTGAACCATCGTTCCTAACTGTGCCTTTTTGCCAGACGGCGATCTGTGTCCTAAGACATAAGTAATAAAATACTGCATTTGACAGTAATCATAATTACCATAGCTAGACGACCTAATATAGGTGACTATCATACTAGCTCCTTATAGTGTGAATTCCTGTTGACGGCTCTTCAACGTTGGTAAATTCTACTTCATCACCAAGCCATCCCCATTTTTCTAGTAAATTAATAATCTCTTGATTTGTTTCATTAATGGTCATGTCTTGATTTTCAATGACGGCATCAAAACCTTCGTATCCATCTAGCTCTGTCTCGCTGGCATGGTCGTCGGAAAACGGCTTTCGATTGAGCCTGATGATTTTTCCGCCAGCGGCTTTGATTAGCTCTACTTCATTAGTAAATCTAACATCATCCACAACCGCAAGCAGAGAAGATTCGATTTCAATATCTTTCAAGAGTCTTTCTGCCCAGATATCATTATACACCCTTCGACAGACTTCTGTGCCAAAGAACTGAAGAAACTCTCTTGCGGTCATGTTGCCGCTTTTGTTTCTTCTTTTTCTTTCTGCGATAGACATAGGCATATCTTGCCATCTGATATGTGTTTTTGTATTCTTTTGTTCTTCAGTGCCGAACACCTGCTCTTCTTTGATCCCAAAGAGTTCAACAGCCATAGCCTTTAGTGGGTTGGCGAGAGAATATTTCTTGATATAAGGCCACATATTGTACCCAGCCCAGTCAGCAAATTGAGCATCTGTTCTGCTAATATCAAGCAGCCCATAAGAATCATTACTGTTTTCTGTTTGTATGAGCAAATCACCGCCCTCAGTGATTGCAAAATTGTTAATGACTCTAAAAGCTCTTAGCTGATAGCCATGTACAAAGTTTGCGCATGTGCTTTTGCCAGATTGTTTAGTGCCAGAAAATGCTAGTATTTTAGTCATAAGATAGCCTTTAATTGTTCTTGCAATTGTTCAATAGATAGATCACCAACATCTTTAGCGTCAAGAGTTGGCCGTAAATAATTAAATCTTCTTCCGCATTTCTTAATGATTTGCTGCGCGGCTTTGTTGCCAGCGTCATCATAGTCTGTTAGTATGATTACATTCATAACTCCTATTTCTTCAAGCAATATTAATTGTTCATCAGTCAAGGACGCGCCAAAAATACTAACCGAATTACTGTATCCGGCCTCGTGCATCCTCCAAACATCGCCTTGACCCTCTAGAAGAAATACGGTTCTATTCCTTATTATATGGTCTTTTGCAATATTTAGCCCATAAAGATGTTCTTTTTTAAAGCCTTTGCTATGCAGCCACTTTGGTTGCATGTTATCGTATATCGACCTACCAACACATCCTACAAAACAATCATTTACATCATAGATAGGCACAACCGCACGATTATACATGGGTCTATTTTTATCTAGACATGTGCCAACATCAAATAAGTCAAGCACCTCTGGCGTATAGCCGCGATCAATATAATACTTACACGGTATTTCTATCTTTGATCTAACTTCTTGTCTTGATAGGGTTGGAGTATTAACGACAGAATGTTTCAGGAACACATCAAGCAGCTTAACCTCTTTTACGGGATTAAGGTCTTTTTCTTCTACATGCTCCGCCTTAGCTATAGACTCACAGAACTTGTATGTTTCTGCAAGAGTGGCCTCTGTGCCTTTCTTTGCGGTCAGTGCGCCTCTGATAAATCCGAATATATTTCTAGCATATTCATCATCGCATCCCGCAGTCCAGCACTTCCAGTTTCCGACAACATCATCGCCGTCTAAAAACAGAGAGCATCCCTCTGGATTGTCGCCGCCATGAACCGGACAAGGAAAAGAGTACCTGTTAGGATACTCTACATATTCAATATCAAGCCTGTCTAATACTTCAGGAATAAAATCACGTAGCGCATCACACGCTGCTGAGATCTGATTCTGCGTCAAAGTCTTCATTTATTTCAAATCCTTCACTTCTTGATTTGGCATTGTTATGGATTTCATTCCTAGTCATGCCTTCTTCTAAACGTCCGATACTGCCAAACATTTTCATGGAGATATAATCACCATCATCTAATCCCTCACCATGTCTGGCAACAATGGGGACCAATTTTCTATTGCCGTTTTTAGGATTGTCTTCGGCCTTCTCTTCATCTGATTTTAACTTAAAGATTGTAAAACTCGTACAAAGCCAGATAAGTCTATCAGAACCAGACACCGCATCAGTGCTTTCTTTTGTGATACCATCTCTGTTCAACTGCACAAAGCTCAAACATGGAACATCATACTTAACCATAAAGTTATGCAGCTTAGTAATCTGGAATCCAAGAACCTGATACTCCTGCATAGACGCACTAATACCATCTGAACTCATAAGTTTTAGATAGTCATAAATAATCACACAGTCATTAGTTCTACCATTCTCATCAAAGCCGACATGCTGATAAATCCACTTCCGCATAATAGAAAGTATATTATCAAATGACTGACCTGCAATACTAATATAATGATATGGAATATTTTTTAGCTTTTCAGAAGCAGCGCGCACCTTTTCTTTGTCTATTTCATTATCTGAGAATTTACCTGTTGCAATCTTGTTGATTTCTACACCACTAATACTGGCTAAAATTCTGTTTAGGTGGTCATCTTTTGACATCTCTGTATCCAACACAAGAACAGGAACGCCCTGCGTGGAAATATTGAGCGCCACGGCATCGCAGAACATAGACTTACCAACTTTAGGTCTGGCGGCAACTAGATCAACGCATTTTCTACGGAGACCACCACCGATAGCAGCATCATATCTTGCAAACCCTGTGGGTATTCCAACGAAGTCTGACACATTTTCTGTAAGAAAGTCCAAGTATTCATCAATATCGTCTCCAATAAATTCTGTTTTGTTACTTGATGTTTGATATATTGCAGATGTGGCATCTAAGATAGGAGATTCTACCATAGAAATAAGGTCTACAATATCTTCTTCGCCGGTCATAGACTCAACACTTTTCTGACATCCGTTAAGTGTTTTCTTTAGGTCTCGCGCCAGCTTTAGCTTGGCTATTTTTGCAGCATGAATCTGTGAGTTTTCTAGATTCACTGGAAAATTAAACAGCGACCTAATAAAGCCCATCTCTTCTTTGTTATTTAGCGCGTCACCAATGCCCAGACTATTCGCGGAAGATAGAATAGATGTCAATTCTACCTTTGCATTGTCTGATATTGTTTTATGAATACAGCTAAACAACACCTGATTCATCTCGTCAGTAAAGTGATCGCTGTCTACAAAGTCAATATCTAAGTAGCAGTCGAGTCCATACTGACACAGCGCTGCAAGCACAGCTCTTTCAGATGCTAAATCTTGTAGCTTGTTCTTTTTCATTAGCGACCACCAATACACCTGTCGCAAACATACCAGTCCCTAGCGTGAGTTGGATGAACCTTTACAGTGTTTTGACATTTGGTGCATTTCTGTTCAACCATCTTAGTCGGCGGTCGTCTTCTTTCTGTTGGCTTAACGTCCGGCGTAGTAAATTCTGCACCTTTGGCTTCTGTTCCATCGTCAGTAAAACTATTAAATCTTTTACTTTCTGTTACTGGCGCTTTGGCTTTTACCTGATCTTTATTCTTAGTAACACTAAAATCCAAGTCCACATCACGAGACGACTCTTGCTTGGGTGTAGTTACGACTACAGGCTCTTCTCTTTCTTGCGGCTCCATACTATCACTTAGGCTCTGAATAAGAGCCATCTTCTGTTCCGCAGTCAACGATTCAATAAATTTATCTAGCATAATAACCTCATCTAGTTTTCGACAAATTACTTAGCGTGTCCGCCATTCTCAATACTTTACTTGCTTTACCATCTATTACAGACAGTCTAGCTTCTGCATGTTTTTTAATTCTTAATATATCAGAAGCGAGTGGGTTTTCCTTAATTGCAGAATAATACTTCTGCTCCCACTTAGTGTACCCATTACCATAATCATCCAAGGACTTAGATATTATATACCAAATACTTGAATCTGCCCAGTCTAAAGCTATTTTTTCTTTGGATTTTACTGACTCAAGATAATCAGCATAAGCATATAGTTCATAAGCATAAGCCAAACATTCTTTTGCAGATAAATGGCTAATCTCTTGCGAGCGCATATTTAGAATTGCTTCAATATCTTCCTTCTGGTCAATTTTGGGTAAGCCCTTGCAGGATATCCAGTCATCAATCGTCTGAAGAAACTCTTCTAATTTTTGTTCTCCACTCATCAATGTCCTCATTATAATTTAGTTCTATCAATTCTATTTCGTTTAAGTCGCACCATTCTCTTTTATCTGAGTCTCTGGCTTTTGCTTTATAAAAGTCTAACTTGCTCTTAAAAAAGAAACTGTTAAACTTATAATGTTGCTCGCCATGAACTTCTACAATGATGCGCCTAGCTGGAAGAAACATGTCTGCCCGTAAAGACTTGCCACCAAACTGGTCTTTGCTTCCCGGAAGCGTTACTTCCTCTAGTATCGTATCATAAGGATAGAACTCTTCAAGGAGTTTTCGTGCTTTTTCATGAAGTTTTGACCTAGTACCTTTCTTGGAGGCGGCAGAAAGAGGTGTCCATATATAACCCCTCGCATCAAGGCCGACTATTTCTATTTTCATAGCATTTCCTTGATTGATTTTGCCAGAAGTTTAACGCACTCTGGGTTTTCTTTCAAAAAGTTATATACTTTTGGCTGACCCTGAAACTGAAACGCTTTAATACAGGCCGCTTCATCTTCAACATCTAGGTCTGGATTTAGTTTCTTCATTAGCTTTTTATCTTCAAGCATAAACATCAACTTAAACCAAGCACCACTTCTGTCAATAAGCGCAAGCTGTTGTGCCAGCTGTAGGTACTCTTGACACTCATCAATGCCTTCTCCGTAGCGAATAAAGCTCTGACAGTTGCCTCCGGGCGAACCCATAGAGGAACAGAGGATACGCCAGTTTACTTGCTGACCAATAATCTCGCCACTTTCGTCTGCCCAAGGCTTGACGGCGGGAATTTTCTCTCCACCGCTCTTGACTTCCATTCTAGTGTCTGCCTGATACTGAATCTTTCTGCCTCCGTCAGCCATCTTAGAAGCACCCATTCCAGAAGTGTTCGAGATAGTATGGGTAATCAGTATCACCAATCCTCTTTGATTAGGTAGGACTTGTCCCATCTTCTTGGTAAAGATGGAGAGAATCTTAGGAAGCCCAGCCCTTGTTGGAGAGAAGTCGCCGTCTAGTTCTTTCTCGGAGATCAAAGACGAGATAGAGTCAACAATCAAAACTGCTCCATGATATTCTGGGTCAGTCATATACTTATATGCTGTCTCCAAAAAGATTTCAGCAGGAATAGGTTTATCTTTTGGTTGAATGATTGTCATCTTTTCTGGGTCAAGCTCTGGAACTTCAAAGTTCATTTCTTTAAGCCTGCCCTCTGCATCAAGATAGATAACATGTCTACCATCTTTCTGCGCGTTAGCTGCTACCTGCATCGCTGTAGTCGTCTTGCCACACTTTGGATCGCCCGACAACATGAGCCACGAACCCTCTTTGATTCCGCCGCCAAGAGCAATATCAAGCATTGGCGAAATTGATAAAACCTTATAGTCTTTTCTATTGCTTAATACATTTGTACCAGAAACAAGAATGTCGCCGTACTTATCTGTAATTTGCTTTTTCCAGTCTTTAGTCTTTGCCATCTATCTTCCTTATCTTTGAAAAAAGGCTCTTTCTGCCTCTAGGTTTCTTTGGTTTGTACTCGCCCTCCGGCGCCTCAATAACTTTCTTTTCGCGCTTGTCTTCTTGTTCAAGTTTATTATGGAATTCCTTAACGCCCTTTTCAACAAATTTTAGAGTTAATACAAACTTTTTACTTTTATGAAGAAAGCCCAAGGCGTAAATGTTATTACCACTTGGGCTATTTAAATATCTAATAAGCGCACGCTCACTATACTTACTTATCAAGTTAGAGGCAACACGAATCTGAGTTTGGTACTCATCTTTTTGTGACTTGTTCCAAAACTTAAACTCTAAACTTCCGCAATTTTCTCTTTCTCTTTTTCTAAGACAGACAAGCTCCGCCGCATATTGCGCAGCGTTACACGGTTGTCCCGTTGATAAGCTCTTGTACTTTTGGGTGTTTGAGTTTTTCTGATCCATTTTTAAATATCATATTCTTCAAGTTTTCTTCTGTCAACACTCTAACATCTCTATCTTTTTCAAATTCATTGAAAGGCCAAGTGTATTTGGCGACATCAATCATAGAACAGTCATCTCTTAATAGAGAGACGGTCAACGTTTGAAAAGATTGGGAATGGCTGCCGTCCATAGACTGATCTTTTGCCATGCCTCTCATTACAAGTAGACCATCAAGCCCGTCTTCATTTTCAAAAAACACTTTCTTGGGAGCGCCAAACATATGTAATTCAACGCTCTTTGGAACAACATTGTTTTGTTTACAGTGATCTTTTAACCTAAACCAAGGATTATCAAGCCCCGGCCTGTCATAATCGCCATAAACAGCCGTTCCGTCTGTAAGAACAATTTTCCAGCTAATCATAAGATCGGTGGCAATCAGCTTTCTCATGTAGCCATCTCTTGTTTGGCAAATCATACTAGTCCTCCTTGATTTTGTGAATCATTCCTTCGTATCTTTTTGGCAGCTTTGACCTTGTTCTGTTTTCGTCAAAGTGAGATGAGGCAGATTCGGTCATAACAACAACGCCCCTCTCTGCATTTCTTGCTAGTAGCTGCATCGTTTTTGAATCTTCTTTTGGCTTAGGCTCTGGTGCGGACTGTTTGTCTACGTGCGCCTTGACTAATTTGATAGACCTATCCATAGACCCTGCCAATTCTTTGACATCCATTTCTAGGTTTTCTTCAATATAGCTTTTTTCTTCGTTAGAAAGTGGTCCCTTTTTCATTTAATTCTCCATGTACAATCTTCTAGACCTAGTAAAATATAAACGGTTTTTGGTAATCAGATACTTCTTGTATAAATTATAGCAAGCCTCTGAAACCTTTTTAAATTCTGGCGTTTTTGATTTAAACATTATATCGACAGAATGTGGATCGACAAACTCTCCCCTATTGAATCTTATATAGTGTTTTGTAAAAGTGGTTTTGTCTGGCATAGCTGTAGAAATAGTTTTGGTGTATGCGTATCTTTCGTCGTTGCAGTTTCTGCCTTCTTTATTAAGGTATTTTACTTCTGATCGAATCGGCTCTGGAATACCCATGCCAGAAACATCTTCGTTTTCCCATCTAGCCATTCAACTTCTCCAACATTTGTTTTAGGTTTTGTATACAGTCTGCTTCCGTTGCGCCGGAAATACATATTTGTGCTTTATTGGTCATATTATATTTTTTTAATATTTCATTACCAAGAACGCTATGGTCTAAAGACCCATCGCTGTTCATTTTTCTAACATCTATCTTCATGGTAACAGTAGCATGATGAGGCCACTCGGCTCTTGGAATATCTGGTCGCCCAGCATCTAGACTATGCATCAATCACCCTCCTTAATCCACTTCATCTTTTGTTCTTGAGTCATGGAGTTGATTTTGCGACGAAGAGCTTTTGTTTTAATAGCTTCCTTGTCTTGATTGATGTTGTTTTTCTTATTCTTGTCCTCGATCTCGTACCTGCCCATTTTCTTAGTGTTTCTATCTGCTAAATGACCTATACTAGAAGGCTCTCCAACAATACTAATTGATGGCGCATTAATAAAAACCTTTTTCAATGTCTGCTGTTCGCATAGCGGGCAGGCATGAGTATCGGGATCATCTGGTCCTTGTCTTATTTCTGTGTAATATGCGCAAGGCTCACATTCAAAATCATATAACGGCATAAATCCTTCTCTCTTTCTTTTATGTATGTCCTATTGGATTACTTTACCCATATCATACCAAATCTTGACTTTCTTTCTTTTATTATATTATTGTATATATCCATATCTTCCAGCGGGGTATAAGCCTCTGGTTCTTTTAAATATATGTCGTCGTCTAGATATCCAAAACTATCATAACCTAAACTTTTTAGATGTAAACAGACCTGATGAGTATTTTCAAAAGTTTCTTCCGCCCATTCAAAACAAATCTTCTTTTGCTTACTGGACAATCCCTGTATAACTTCTAATTCATAATTCTCTACATCAATCTTAATTAAATCTGGATTTCCATACGTCTCTATTAGTTTGTCTAGGTTGATAGTTTTCTTTTTGATCGGCTTATACCAAACGTGATTATGAGAGAATCTAGATTTAAATATCCAGTCTAAGTTAGCGGTGGATATTGTGTGAGCATTAGAAATGTAAAAATCTACTTCTTCATCGGAATTAGTAGAAACCAAATAGTCTAGCACTTCAACATTATAGGGGCTAAATTCTTCTGTAATTTTAATTGCTAGCTCTGGGTTTGGCTCTAGGCAAATAACCTTACATCCAGAATATTCCTGTAAACATTTTTGTGTAAACCTTCCTTCATTAGCCCCTATGTCAAAAATTAAATTCATATTTTTCCCTATAAAAGTCTTTATTACTAATCTTCCAGCGCTGTCAATACCCTCCCAAGTATTCCATTTCTTTGGATGTCTTGGTTAGTTAACTGACAAACACCAATGCCCTCTATATTATAGAGTCTATCGACACATTTTGCAAGCCCACTTTGGAATTTTAGGTCAGTTTGTTTGACATCGCCATTAATTAAGACTTTTGAGTTCTTTCCCATTCTGGTTATGAACATCTTAATCTGTTCAAAGCTACAGTTTTGCGCCTCATCAAGAATCATGTAGGCATTGTCAAACGTGCTACCCCTCATAACTTCTAATGGTAAATATCTTATACGTCCAGCATTAAAATATTGCCCATAAAAAGCTCGCCCTAGAAAGTTTTTTAAGTTTTCTTGCATTGGCATGAGGTAAGGTGCTATTTTTTCTCCTAGCTCTCCGGGAAGCGAGCCGATATCTTTTCCTGTGCATACAAGCGGTCTTGTTATAATAACAGAATCAATATCGTCATAATGAAGTTTTTGTGATGACACTCCCGCAGCGATATAAGATTTGCCGCACCCAGATGGGCCAGTACAAAATATGATGTCGTTTTCCGCTATAGCTCTTATGTAATCCCTTTGGTTTTTTGTTTGAGGTTCGACAATTTTTAGTTTTTGAGGAGCGTTTTCTGACTTAGACTTTTTTGGATTTCTTTTTGTCATAGTTGCCGTTTCTAATAAGGGCCATCATTTTGTAGGTCTATAACGCTTGTGTTTTTTGTTATAACACAGTCGCTATACTGATTGGAATAACTTATGGTTGCTTCTACATTTCCACCTCCTGCGTCACCGCCAGTATATTCTATAGAGGTTAAATAATTTTTAGTACCCAAATCCCAAATGAAATATTCCTGTGTCGTTATTGGTGGTCCTAATCCTTTTGCTACAATTCTTATTTCTCTATCTGTTTCTTGCCAATCTCTAAATTCAGGTTTTCCAAGGTTTGCGGTATATATGGTGTCAACATTTCTAAACCTATTAAACGGCAAGAATTCATTATATGGCATGGCTTTTCTCAGTGTTCCGGTAAAAGAACAGTTGATTGATATTGGTAGATCGAGAACCTGCCATCTATTTTGTTCATGCTCTTTCCCTTCTATAGACCCTCTCCATTCTCCTATATCTTCTAGGCTTGTATAGCTAAATGAAATGTCTATATCTATAGATTGTATTCCTAAAATTTGCAATTCTGGGTCAATTATCTCACTATTAAAACCTTCTTCTTTTGGTGGATTAAAATTGAACAAATGTATTACTTCTAGCGGAATTTTAGAATGTCCATAGTTTTCTAAAAGAAAATCAAAGTCTTGTCTTTTGAGTATGTTTCCTTCTTGATATTTGTATTTGGGCGGAGTAACGTTTACGTCAGAATAAGTCTTATTTATAACCTTATTTGTTGCATTTTTAGTCGCGGCTCCATCGTCAAAAGTAATAGTTGCCTCTTTCTTGGTCGCAGCGGTTGTCCACTCAGTAGGTAAATTGTAATCAGATAGGGTCGAATAGTCATTGTTATACTTGGAGTTTTTAGTTGTTAGCGTAATCGTTTCTTCTACTCTATCAACGCCCATAGAATAACTTATGTTTGTTATTAGACAGTTTAAATAACTAACAGAAATGATATCATTGGCATCAGGGTCTGGCAGCGTGACGGCGTTTCCCGCCCCTAGTTGCGAAAACTTATCTGATCCATATAGTATTGTTATATCATAATTTCTTAATGTTTTACCGGTGGAATTTTTAGCTCCTTTTGAGCCAAAGTTCTCGACATGAAGAATATGGCTGTTCTTATAGCTTCCGTATTGAGAGGGAGAAACTTTATAAAATGTATCTGAGGCTTTGTTTAAAACGCGGCTAATTGTTATTTCTTTAGTCTGCTGCCCATAGTGAGTGTAAGACCTTTGATGCCTTCCTATGTCTAATAAAGACGTAGATGGATCATCTGAAGAAACGCCAACACTTTGAACTCCGGTCAGAAATTCTGCGCCGGTTGGGTTGCCATTATTTCCGGCCTCCGTGTTTCTTTCTTCTACGAATACGCCTTGGCAGGCCCAAAATATCCTACTGTTCGGCTCGTCAAAAGGAACTGTCATACACCACTACTCCCAAATCCGCCAACACCTCTGGCGCTATCGTCTAGATTATCGGTTTCCACCAAGTCAAAGTCCTCAACCTTCTGAAATAATATTTGGGCGATTCTGTCGCCTTTGTTTACTTTATAATGTTCTAGGCGCGAGTTATAAAGAAGCACGCCAACATCACCTCTATATCCAGCATCTATTACTCCTGCGAATACGTCAAGACCATGTTTGTAGGCAAGCCCAGAGCGCGGCCAGATAAGCCCCACATAACCTTTGGGAATTGCCATAGAAATACCTGTTTTAATTAATTTATGATTGTTAGCCCCGATCTCAGAGTCCTCAAGAGCATAGAGATCATAGCCCGCATCTGTGTCATTTGCTTTAGTTGGAACTGTGGCCGCCGGGTCTAGTTTTTTAACTGGCACAGGATGACCGTTCCAAGGTTTGATATTTCCCGGAAGGGAAGATGTGATTCTGCTTTCGTCAAGCATTTTAATTCTTGCTAGTTCATCTGGATGATGTTCCATATCTTTCTCCTATACTCTTAAAAGTCCAAATATAACATTGTCGCCATACTCATGTGCGCCAATATCCCAAATACTATTTTCTGTATCTCTGTCTTTGCCGTTGATGTCGTACTGAACACCATCGGGCGTTGTTCCTAAGTCTACGCCAGCGTCAATGGCGGCGGATTTGAATATGAGGTGTAAGTCTTCGCTACCGCTCAGTGTGGACACGAATTGTCTTGAGACTGGTTGATTTGTTTTTGAATTAGTTCCGATAGCAGTTCCGTCAGAGGATATATTGCTGGCATTGTTAGCAGATGACAAGTAATCTCCGCTAAATAAGCCGTATGTTGGATGAGGATTATCTGATGTTGCTAAAATGTTTTTAATATTCACAGTTCCAATGCCAATATATGTCACTCGGTAAGCAACAGGTAAGTGAATAGTATTATTGTATTGATTAGCGTTATTATTTCCAAAGTTCACATTAGTTAAAAATCCGCCACTACTTCCGTAAGCTATGTTGTTATATGATTGTAAATATGCGTTAACCTGATCTCCCGGACCTCTAGTTATGCAATTTCTTAGTGCTGAGTTTAAAGTGTTGTCATAAAATGCAATCAAAAATGTTCTACTAAATCCTTGGCCGTCAATGTCTAACCATTCTACTATTGTTGGTATTCTTGTTGATGCATCTTTCCCCGCTTCGGCGTAAAAGGCTTTAAATGCATTAAATGTTATCTTAACTCCAGTATCTGCCGTTCCATCGTGGCGATCTGCTTGAGCGGCTGTTACTGTAACACTGCTCAGTCCGACTACGCCTCCACCTCTGAGAGTTATATGGTCAGTTAGAGCAAAAGTACTATCATTATAACATTCACCAACCGCATCGTCCCCACTCGTATACAAACTTGTGTCGTCCAAGTCCGCTTCCCATAACGCAATAGTGCTGTAGTCGCGCGATGAAGTGCCGATACTTGCCGTAATATAGACTTGATCTGCGCCAATGTCCCAAGTGGTTCCAGTAAAAGCGTCTCTGTTTGTGCCGTCTATATCTATCGCATAATCGCTTCCTAGATCCTGACCAGCGCCCCTAAGAGAGGATGAAGCAAGTAAGTGTAAATCTTCGCTACCGCTCACAACAGAAACAAAATGATCTGAGGCAGTTATTCCCGTTGTCTGTCCAGAACTATCGCTTGTGGCGTTTGTTGTTGGCGAGATCGTCCACCCTGTGTCTATATCGGCGGTTTGGAAATTAGCCATAATATTAGAACGTATATCAACATTACTAGAGAAGTTAATATAATCAATACCAACTCGCGATCTATTGGTTATGCTAGAGCCATAACCTGTGTTATTGTAAATATATGCATATCCAGCATAAGACGCTCTTATACAGTAGCCCATAGTAATAAATAAATTATTATGAACTCTTGTGTCTGTCACATTGGATTGAACATAAACACCAAGCGCTGGTGAAACAGAACCACTTTCTAAAGAATGAAATAAGCATCCGTTAACATCACAATTTGTGGCGCCTCTACTGATTCTCAACCAAATGCCAAACACATCATATCCAGCAAATTGATCAAATTCAAATTCTAAAAATTCTACTCTTACATTTGGATCTTCTATTATTAGACAGTGACTCGCGTAAAGGCTTGCTGGTGCTGGTACTAACTTTGCGCCAGTTCCAGCCGTTCCGTCGTGTCGCTCAGATTTCGGTACGGTAAGTTTTATTGAAGACAGTGTGACGTTAGTATCTATAGTGATTGCAGATGAAAAGGTAAACGATGAATCGTTATACACCTCACCAACCGCATTTGCTCCAGCCCCATAGATAGTCGTATCATCTAAATCCGCCTCCCACAACGCGATAGTGGAGTAGTCGCGGCTACTTGTTCCGATACTTGCCGTGGAAGCATATTGGTGCGCGCCGATGTCCCAAACGGTGGCGGCGAGGGCGTTGCGGTCACTGCCATTGATGTCTACGCTGGTTGTGGCGAGGTCTACTCCCGCGCCTACGGCATCCGCCGTAGATAGAAGATGGAGGTCTTCTGATCCCGCGACCGTGGACACAAATTGGTTGGCGGCTGTTTTGCCCGTTAGAGAACCTGTGCCAGAAGCGGTTGAGTCGGACGATAAGTTGTTACTTTCTGTACCAGAAATGGTGCCAGTAGCAAAATCGTTTCCACTACAATCTGTAGCAATACAGTTTCTCAAATCGTTGCATGTTACGCTAAAGCACGAACCTGTAGTTCCTCCCGGCTCAGTAATATCGTGAACGGTGCAGTTATAGATATAGATATTCCCAGTGGCCGTGGTTATACCCGCAGGGTTCCCACCCGAAGCGTGAGTAATATCATAAACTATATTATTAGTTACATTATATGTAATGCCAGCAACGGACCCTGTTGCGACCCCCTTCAAGCTTCTGTAGTTCTGAGTGCTGACTGCGGCACCATGAACAATACAAGCGTGTAGATTATTAGTCGCGCCAGATCCCGCTGAACCAGTTAGGCTGACCATAGTAATATTAGCATTTGCAGCAGCTGTTTTATCTACTTCTATAAAGCTAATAGTTTTATCAACACTTCCACCCGTTCCGATAAATATGATTTGAGTAGACGACACGATTCTAGCACCAGTTCCTTCTGTACCATCGTGTTTTTCTCCATTGGCAGCGGTCAATTTTATAGAGTTCAGTCCAACGGTTGAACCGCCATCTATACCAACACTTTCATCAAATGCCGTATCATTATAGCACTCCCCAACAGCATCATCGCCGCTGGTGTAGATTCCAGTGTTATCAAGATCGGCCTCCCACGCCGTGATTGTAGAATAATCGCGACTGGAAGTACCAATAGATTTAGTAATTGTTGCCATTAACCAATCCCTAGTAGCAGTCTTCTAATGTGTCCGCCTAATAATTCGTCTGCGCCGATGTCCCACAGGCCAGCACGAAGCTGTCCGTCTATATCATATTCTACACCGTCTACGGTTCCTGTCAAGTCCGCGCCAGCATCTATAGCGTCAGAACTTCCTGATAGATGGAGGTCTTCCGCGCCCGCGACAATAGAGATGAATTGATCTTCTGTCACAGCTCCTGTCACATGATCTGATCCACCAAACGCTGTTGCCGTTGAGTCGGAAGAAGCATTGTTGCTGCTAGAACCAACAGTTACAGTAGACGGATAAAAATCCACATTATTACCAATAGATAAATTATTTTTTATTGTGCGTTGATTTTGATCAGCAGAAGCAGCCTTATATCCATAATTGCAATCATATATGGTATTGTTAAAGGCGCTACATGCCCGATAGCTATCCGCTATTCCGCCTCCATTATTTCCGTTTGCTGTTCCATAGACAATGTTATTGTGTAAAATATTATTGTTTCCGCCCACAACGGCAAGATAAGGGGTTTGAGCGGGATACACCTTGTTTTCCCCTTTTAAAACAAGATATCTAGCACTATTATTACTATTATATATATTGAAAGCAATAGCCGGTGTGTGGGCATATGTAGAAGCTCCATTAACCTCACATTCTAGCCATTCTACTGTAAGATTGTCTCTAGATATATTTATTAATCGTCCAGCAATAATATAAGCTGGTTTTATTTTTACACCAGTATTTAATGTGCCATCATGCCTTTCGCCTTCTGCTACAGATAGTGTTACAGAAGATAATCCCACTGTTGTTCCACCGTTAATGTTAGCCCCACCGGTAAACGTGCTATCGTTATAGCATTCTCCAACCACGCTATCTCCATTAGCGTATACACCTTGGGTATCTAAGTCTGCTTCCCATAAACCAATCGTACTGTAATCTCTCCCCGCAGAGCCAATAGTCTTAGTAACCGTAGCTGGGGTTTGGTCAGCCCCAATGTCCCAAACCGAACCTCTGTGTGCGTCATCAATATCATATTCAACAAAAGTTGTTGTACCTAAAACCGTAGAACTAAATGCAGATACCAGATTTTGACCTGCGCCTCTAGCTTCA